TGGCGGATTGAATTAGATTCAACCGAAATGCAACAGGCTGTTGGCTATCTGCAATTGACTGGCCTTGTGTCGGCAGAACGTGCAGCGGCATTGCTACGCGATGGCACGCGGGCAGAGGCATATGTAGCTGACGGGAGTACCTAATGGCAACGCAAACCGTTGAATTTCGAGCAGCCACAGGACTCACAATTACAGCCAAACTTTTTGCGGCTGGCAGTGATACCGAAGTCGCGTCCGTAACAGCGACTGAAGCCACAAATCGCAAGGGCACGTATGCAGCGGCGTATACCGATGTTGCGGCTGGCGAATACCAATTGATTGCACTCAATAGCGGTATTCCTGTTGCGTCATGGTGGGTAACGCTCACGTTATCGACTGCGACGTTTCAGGTATATGGAAAAGCCGACACCCGCGACATCAACACCAAAGCACTAGACATCCAATCCAGGATACCAGACAGCCTAGACAACGGATTGATGAAATCTAGTGTTCAGTCAATGGCAGCGAATACGTTAACAGCCTCAGCACTTGCAGCAGATGCGGTGTCAGAAATTCAAAGTGATTTAGCTTTACAGTCTACACTAAATGCCCTTGGAAGTACCGTTGTTGCCATTGGGTTGGCTGTTGACAGTAAACCATCACTTACTCAAATCGAAGGTACTACGGTTTTAGCCAAACAGAATACGTTGACAACAGGCATAACCGATATACTAACCGCAGTAGATGGTATCAATGTTGGTGATGTAGAAATTGACAATGAAACCATTGCTCAACTTGTGTTTCAATCCATTGTCGGCAGCGGTCTAGCCAAATACTCAATACCGCAAGTGACCGGCACCGTGGAAGCGGTTAAGTATGCTGATTTCGAGCTATCGATATCCGCTTCAACTGCTAGTGATTCCGTTTTGTACCTTTCTATCGGTTGTGAGAACCACACAACCCCTAATCTTCAAGCCGATTCAACTGATGGTTTAACCATCCTAAATCAGCTTGAAGATTTTGACCCAGCAGATGTTACCATCGAACGGACAAGCCCAACCGTTGTGGATGTGTGGATTTCTGCAAGGGTGCTTTCCCGGCTTACAGCCGCAGACTACTTGATCGCATTGACAGAAATAACTTCCGACGCAAAGACCAAGTTGCGGTTTGAAAAGCATTTTTCCTTGCGATCGGGCGCGGGGCGTATCATTGGCTAAGGAAAGCGTAGAAGCTTACGAACGTAGAAAAGAGCGGGAACGTAAACGCCAAGCCGCACAATCCCAAGAGGGAAGAGATATTGGGGAAATCCCATGCTGCGGTGACGACGATTTACGTGCTGACGTTCTACGTTCATTCAAGCTATTTTGTGAAGTGTGTTTTCCTAGACGATTCCGTTTGGAGTGGTCCGAGGATCATCTATACGCAATTCAGCAAATCGAGCAATCTGCGATCGAGGGAAAGACGTTTGCCCTTGCTATGCCCCGTGGTCATGGCAAAACAGCCCTTGCCGTGGTCGCTTGTTTGTGGGCAGTTCTCACCGGCAACTCACGATATGTCGTGTTGATCGGGGCGGATAAAAAGAAAGCTTCGCGTTTGCTTTCCAACCTCAAGAGAGAGTTGCAAGCTAATGAAATGCTCTATTACCTCTTCCCCGAGGTATGTTACCCCATTCGCAAATTAGAGAATCGCCCCCAACGCGCAGCGGGGCAAATGTACAAAGGCAAACAAACTCATATTGAATGGACCGGTACACAAATTGTACTTGCGACTATTCCCGGTATGCGTGAAGCCGCAATCTTCGAAGTGTTTGGGCTCCAAGCGGGTATCCGTGGTTGCCAATACACAACGATTGAGGGTGATTTGATTCGCCCCGATTTGTTCGTGCTAGACGATCCACAAACGGACAAATCAGCCGCAAGTGAATCCCAAACAGAGACTCGAATGGATTTGATTGACGGGGCAGTTTTGGGGCTTGCCGGTCCCGATGAAACGATAGCGGGATTTGCTCTTGTTACTGTTATTCGGCGTGGTGATCTTGCCGACCAACTGCTAGACAATGAGAAAAACCCAGAATGGAATGGATACCGTTGTAAATTGATTTACGAATTCCCAACTAACACTGCACTATGGGAACAATATTTTTCCATTCGCGATGATGAAGGGTTCAAAGCTGCTACAGAGTTTTACCGTCAAAACTATGACGCGATGAACGAAGGTGCGGTGATTAGCTGGAAAGAACGATACCGACGCAAGAAAGGCGAAATATCGGGCATCCAACATGCGATGGAGTTACAGAACAAGAACCCCGCGAAGTTTGCCAGCGAATACCAGAACGAACCCGAATTCGAAAATATGTCTGTTGATCTTTTAGAAGTCAACGACATTATGAAAAAGTGCAATGGGTTCGTACAAGGCATTTGCCCACCGCAAGCCGATGTTGTTACCGCATTCATCGACGTACACGGTGAATTACTTTATTGGTCCGTGGTCGCGTTTCACACGCCCACATTTACAGGGTGGTCAATCGATCGAGGTACATTACCCGAACAACCCACAAGCCATTTCGTCATGCGTACATGCCGGGAAAAGTTGTCCAAGAAGTACCGGGGCATGGGGCTTGAAGCCCGCATACGCCAAGCCCTTTGGGACTTGCTGACTATGTTAGGTGAGAAACGTTATCGTATCGGTGACTCGAACAAGGTAATGCGAATTCGAGCTATTGGCGTTGATGCTGGTTGGGGTCCAACCTCAAAGACAGTACAAACCGTTTGCTATGAACATCCACTTGCCCACATGGTCATTGCCACATTTGGTAGAGGGTTGAAAGCAAGTGATCGCGAAATGCATACATGGAACAAAAAGCCGGGGGAACGTAGAGGCGACAATTGGATCGCTCGACCGAACGAAGAGGGTTTGGGGCGTTACCTAATATTCAATTCCAACTACTGGAAAACGTTCTTCCATTCGCGGTTATTCACAGCCCAAGGGGATCGAGGTTGTTTTGATCTATTCAAACCCCGCTTCGCCGGTCAACACCGCTTGGTTGCTGAACACTATCGCGTTGAAAAGCCCCATGTGGATAAGGCTAATGGACGGGAAGTTGAGATTTGGAAGATGCCGCCCAACAAACCCGATCAACACTTTTTCGATACCGATGTGGGTTGCCATGTTATAGCGTCCACATGTGGTACCAAGCTTCCCGGCAACATTTTGCCCAAACGCAAACGAAGATCAAAACCCGCCCGTACACGCCCAACGGAGTTGAAAATATGAGCCGCAAAGGTATTCCAAACAAACAGTACGACGAATGCGATGTTGAGCCTTCTCGGTGCAAGAAGTGTGGTTCTACAGAGCGATCGGCGTATAGACCAATGGCCGAAGCTTTGGTGACTCGAACCCCTTCGGGGCTCCCTGCAACACATGCTATTTGGCGGGCTTGTGAGTGTAAGAATTGCGGGCAAACTCGTCGTGATGTGTTTTATGAGAATCGCATAAAAGAAGAAAAAATCGAAAGTAGTATTGATGATACTACAATCGAAAATGAAAACGTTGACGAAGATATTTTGTTCTAATAGATTTCACACATGGCAGAAACACCACAAGAAATCAGACAGAAGATTGAACGGCTTCAAGCTATCGCGGCGCTTGGCGTTTCCAACGTCTCGCTCGATGGTGTGAACGTTTCGTTTAATCTAAAAGAGATTCAAAACCAAATTAAAGATTTGGAATCGAAGCTCCCCGGTAAACGTCGTCGTGGTGCAGCGTATGGCATAACAGGATTGGGCAACTAATGGGCATTCGCCAACGAATACGAAACATGTTCGGTTGGGACGCTTTGGAGCCCAAGGGAAGACGCAAAGGGGTTAAAAGCTCCTCACGTACTGTTGACCACACACTTACACCGGCGAAACGGGCAACCCTCCAAGAAACCGGCAGAGACCTAGCAAACAACTTTTCTGTTTTTGCTTGGATGGTTCGCAGGCATCTTGATTATGTGTCTATGTTCCGTTTCCAAGCTAAGACAAAAGATAAAGGCTTCAACGCCGAAATCGAAAAATGGATGACTCGCATTAGTCGTAAAGACTACATGGACGTTGCGGGACGGTTCAACCGTGAGAAGATGTTTCGACACTTTGAGGCACGCCGAATCATTGATAATGATGTAGGCGTATTGTTCCTCAATGATGGTCGCGTACAGTCGATTCCTCAAGACCTAATCCGCGATCCCGACGAAGCCAATAGAGGCAAAACGGAAAAGTGGGTCAACGGTGTTAGGGTTAACGGATATGGAAGACACTTGCAATACTCGCTTCATAAGCGCGGTGGACTTGGGACGGGTTACGAGTATTCTGGCAAAGTATCCGCCCAAAACTTCAGTCTTTATGGTTTTTTCGACCAATGTGCAACAGAGCAAGTTAGAGGTGTTAGCCCAATCACAACGGCGCTTAATCCCCTCCGCGATGTGTACGAAGGATTTGATTACGCCCTTGTCAAACTCAAAATCAATCAACTGTTTGCTTTGGCTTTTGAACGTGATGCCGAAGCTGAATCGTTGGAGGAAATGTTTGGTAACCGACAAGACAACGAAGAGGAATCGGAACACACGCAAAATTGCCCAACAGAAAAACAACGCAAACGAGAAATCGATTTGTCGAAGGGGCCTACTGTACTGGATTTGGAAGATGGGGAACGTGTAAACGTTATTGAGTCGAAGAACCCATCGACCGAGTTTCAACAGTTCTCCAAGCTTATGGTGATGGTATCGCTGAAAGCTTTGGATATCCCATACAGCTTCTTCGATGAATCCCACACCAACTACAGCGGTTCCCGTGGATCGTGGTTGCAATACGATCGCGCTGCGATGGACAAACGGGCGGACCAAATCGAGTTGCGTACACGTTGGACAATCCGCCGGTTGCTAATGGCAATTATGGATGGAGAGATAACTCTCCCAAGAGGATTCACGATCGAGGACGTTGATTTTGAATGGGTGCCAATTGGTACGCCGTGGTATGACAATTCAAAAGAGATTAAGGGCGACCTATCCGCGATCGCTAGCGCCCTCGAAAGCCCCATTGCGATTACTAAGCAACGTGGAAGTGGCGATATCTTCAAGAACATAGAAGAACTCGCGGAAGTTATGAAACACGCCCAGGATGTGGGAATGAAAGTTTTGGGACGCCCAATCGTTCTGAACTTCAACGCCGATTTAGCCCCCGAACCAACACCGGAAGAACCTAATGGAAGTCAAAACACTAAATAAAAAGCCCGTTCCGTTTGACCTACTGAAAAAGGCACCGGGAACCGCTTTTGAGTTTTCCGGCAAGCTTGAACCACCAGACAGCGACGACGAAACAGAGTTGGTCAACGTCAACTTATTGGCTCGATCGCCAGACCCAATCAACCATTGGTGGTGGGGTCAAATTGTCCATGACATGAACGGCTTTTTCAAACACAAGGAGTCCGTGGTTTTGGATTGGAACCACGACCCCAACGTAATTGTTGGCGTTGCTGATAAGCAAGTTGCGGATAACGAAGGCTTGAAACTTTCCGGCAAGCTTGTGAAGCTCGAAGAAAAAGATCAAGCCGACAAAATTATCAAATGGCGAAAAGCCAAAGTACCGCTTGAAGCATCGATCTACTTCGATGAAGCGGAACTCGAATACATTCCCGAGAATGTCAGTACCGAAGTGAACGGAAAGCAATTTTCCGGTCCCGGTGTTGTGGTACGAAAGTGGACGATTCGCGGTTGTGCTATTTGCCCTTATGGGTATGACGGCAAAACCGAAACGTTGTTGAGCAAACAGCAATTTAGTTTTTCGATAAAGGAACTCAAGAAAGTGGACGCAGAAACAAAGCCAACCGAAACCCCAGTAGTCGAAACCAAGCCCGCCGAAGTTGATACCGCGAAGCTTGCCAAAGACGTTCGGGAACAACTCAAAGCAGAACGTAACAAGTTCACCGCAGCTTTTGGCGAAGTGGACGGTTCGAGCTATTTCTCTCAAGACTTGTCTTTCACTGATGCTCAAACCAAGCACATTGAAAAGTTGTCGGCAAGCTTGAAGACCGTCAACGAAGAAAACGCCAAGCTCAAAAACGACTTGGCACAATTCCGAAAGACGCTTGGCGAACCACATGGGTTGGAAACCGAACCAAAAACCACCGAAAAGAAATTTGCTAAGACCATGACCGAAGCGCGGGAAATGGCAGCG